TACTTTGCAAGGTAGCGGTGCGTTGACTGCTTCCACTGTTTAATGAGTAAGCTAATAGATTCAGCGGTTGCTCATTTTAGTGACCGCGAAATCAGAAAGATGGAAATACCCCAATGGGGAACGACCATCTATTCTAAAAATCTAACGCTTGACGATAAGGCGCGATGGCTTGCTAGGGCTGATGGTGACGGTACAGATTATATGATCTATGCTGTTATTCTTGGTACTACTGATGAGAAAGGCGAGCCTGTCTTCACCTTGGAAGATAAGGTTTCACTTAGGAAGAAGGTCGATCCAGATATCGTATCTGATATCGCCAACTTTGTTCTTAACATTGACGGCAAGACTGAGGATGAACGCGAAAAAAACTCCTGAATCCTCAAGGTGAACCTACTCAATTATACATGATGTATGAGTTGGCAAATCATCTTGGGGAGCCACTATCGACAGTGTTAGCAATGACTGAGGATGAATTTAATCATTGGTGGACATTTCTTAGAATTAGGCAAGAGAAGATAGATGGCAACGCAAAAAAACCTGATCCACACAGAGCTACTCGCAACAGATAACACATCTGTACCCGTAGATAGAGCTGCTGCATCTATTCATAAGTTTGATAAAGCTGCCAAGAAAGCCAACAAAGAAGGCTTGAGGATGATGCGCGGTGGCCTCGGCCAGGTGGGTCATCAGATTCAGGATGTCGCGGTTCAGCTTCAGATGGGTCAAAACGCCATGCTGGTGTTCGGTCAGCAGGGTTCCCAGATTGCTTCATTATTTGGTAAAAACGGTGCGCTAATCGGTGCGGTAATCGCCGTTGGTGCTGCTGTAGCAACTTCGCTTGCCCCAGCTTTCTTTAACACAAGAAAGCATCTTGAGGAGTTTCAAGAAGTAGCTGCTAATGTTGCTAAAGTACTTAGAACAGATGCGAGTACTGGTATTGCGCTTTTTACTGAGGAAATGCAAAAGCTCGCTAAAGTTTCAGAGAACTTAGCAAGGACTAAACTTCAAGTAGAGCTTGTTGATGCAACTATTGCCGTAAGCACCGCGTTTGATGGCGCAAGAGCATCTATAGAGGAATTTGATGCTAGGACAATGGCTGGGAATCTTACGGCGCAAAGAATAGGTGAGTTGCGTCAGGAAATGGGTCTAAGCGTTGAGGACGCAAAAAGATTAGCAATGGCTTCAATTGGTATTGCTGATGGAAATGAAAAATCATTAGATTCATTCCAGCAATTAATTTCTGGCATACAGAATAGCGAAAAAGCTACTACTGAACAAATAGAGGCTTACAACAAACTTAAAAGGTCTATTTTAGAAAATATAGTCAATATGAAAACTGGAGAAATTACTGTTAAGAATTTAACAGATCTTCAGGATAATTTTAATGAGAAGATGCTTGAATCTTCGCCAGCTTACAAAGAGGCAAATGAGGCTGTAGAGCAGTTCTTAAGCTCTATTACAAGTCAAACTGATAAGCTAGGCTTAACGAAAGCGGAAGTAATTGCTTATAACGCCTCTTTGCATGATTTAACTACTGCTCAGCAAGAAATTGTTGATGCTGCCATAGAGAAAACACTTGCTCACGAAGCTGAAATAGAAAGAGTAAAGGAACTAAAGCAGCTTCATACTGATTTTACCAAATCAATGCTTTTTGAAGTACAAGCTGAAATAAAGACTAGAAAAGAATTAGCCAAGGTAAGAAAAACAGCACAAGACGAACTAACCGCTGCGCTCGATAAAGAACAAAAAAACAGAGAAATAGCGGCGAAGGCTGTTGAAGGTGTCAAAAACTCTTTGATGACCGAAGAAGAAGCGATAAGAAAATCTTATTCAGATCGACAAGAAATAATAGCTAATGCACTTGCTACTCAAGCAATGTCTGTTGCAGAGGCAAATACCTTAAAACTTCAGTCAGAGCAAGATTATTACAAGAAGCTCGAAGATCTAAGACAGAAAAGTAAGAACTTCGAGGACAAGAATGCTACTGAAAAGACTCAGATGGTTCTTGACGGTCTTGGTGAGACGTTTAAAGGCGTTCAGGCTAACAACAAGAAGATGTTTGCTGTTCAGAAGGCTTACAGCATAGCTCAAGCTATCATGTCTACTTATGCGGGTGCCTCGAAGGCGATTGAGACTTATCCGCCACCTTTATCTTTTGCTATGGCTGCTGCTCAAGTTGCTGCTGGTATGTCTCAGGTAGCTCAGATTCGAGCGCAGAGCTTTGATGGCGGTGGCTTTACTGGACGAGGTTCAAGATCTGGCGGTATGGATGGGAAAGGAGGCTTCCCAGCAATACTTCATCCCAATGAAACGGTTGTTGACCATACCAAAGGTCAGTCTGGCGGGATTACTATTGTAAACAACATAGACGCTACTGGCGCTGATGCTAACGTAGATATGAAGATTAGAGCAGCAGTTCAGCAGAGTTCACAGCAGACGATCATGAGCATACAGGATCTTATGAGACGCCGGAGATTCGGGTAATGACTGTATATATGTTCCCAAGCATAACGCCATCATCTAGTACGTTTGAACTGGTGACGAACACTAGGACGTTTCAAAGTCCGTTAACTAACTCAGTTCAGACTGCATCAAGGAAAGGCTCTCTCTGGAAGGTTTCAATGAGGTTCAACAATCTGACAGGTAACGATAGGTCTATAATGCAAGCATTCTTGGCTAAACTGAACGGCCAAGAGCATAGGATGTATTTGCATGATCACTCTGCTACCAAACGAGGAATAGCTCCATCTAACCCTGCCGATACATTGTTGGTTAACGGCGCGAATCAGACGGGTTCAATTTTGCTTGCAGATGGGGCTACAGCAAGTCGGACAGGATACTTAAAGGCAGGAGACTATATAGCGTTCAATAATGAGTTGCATATGGTCACTGAGGACGTAAACTCAAAATCCGATAATACTTTAGAGTTTGCAAAGCCTAACAGTAACGGAACAACGACAACGACAGCCGGAATGCCATTAGCGCCTCCTATTAGGAAGCCAACTGTAAACAATCAGCCGATTGATTATCTGCAACCAATCTATGGGGTTTTTATGCTTTCTAGCGCGGCATCTTGGGATACACAGGCGGGAATAGTATCAAATTTCACCGTTGAGGCCGTAGAGGATGTTCTAGCATGAGCCGAGGATTCCCAAGTAATGTAGCAACAGCTCTAGCGCAGCAGCACGTTGCGATTGTCACCTTTGCAAAGTTAGAGTTTCCTTCTGGCACGGTTTATGTTCACAATTCACTAGGAACCTATACTTGGGGCGGTCAAGACTGGCTAGGTGTCGGAGACCTTGGATCTATTTCACAGGTAGAAGAAGGCTTAGACGTTAGCCCATATGCTATAACGCTTACCTTGAGCGGGTTAGACGCAACTGTATCTGGTGCAGCTTTAACCGAAGACTATTACCTCCATCCTGTTACTGTTTATCTTGGTGTCCTAGACGATGGGGATGCTTTGATCGCCACTCCTACCCAAATTTGGGCAGGATTTATGGATCAGATGAACATGTCAGTTGGATCTAGTGGAGGCGATGCCATTCAGTTGGTTGCTGAATCAGAATTGAGCCGGTTCAATAAGTCTTTAAATCTTATGTATACCAACGCAGCACAGCAAGCAAAGTCTTCCGGTGATCTATTCTTCAGTCATTTGCACAAGATTGAAGGCGCTAAGATTGACTGGGGATCTAAGAAGCCTGGCAGTAGCGGTACTGGAGATGTAGATATTAAAGTAGATGTTTCAAATCTTACATATACATAATGACCCTGCAAGTCCATCAAGCATTAAACAAATGGGAAAAGAAAGACTTTGATTACGGCTCTGTGGACTGTTGTCAGTTCGCTGGTTTCATCGTAAAAGAGCTAACAGGCAAAGACTATCTTGCCGATTTTTACTATAATTCTGAGGAAGACGCCGAAACTATAATTAAAGATTTTGGCGACTTGGAAGACACTGCTGCAAGCGTTTTAGGTGATCCTACCGAAGACATTAGATCTTTAGCGGATGGTTCTCCAGTAATCGTAAAAACGCCTACAACCCAGCTAATGGGTATCAAGTTGGGTAATACAGCGGTTTGTCTAGTTAAGACGGGGTTCGCAAGAGTTCCTGAGCAACATATCTTATCGGGTTGGGATTTATGCCACAAGCAATAGGTATCGCGTTACTGAAGATTGGTTTTTTTGTTGTTGAGCTTGCTGCTGGTGCGGCTGCTGCGGCAGGGCTTGGAGCGGCTAGTGCTGTTGCAATCGGGGCTGCTGTAGTAGTTGGAGGAGCTATCATTGCCAAACAAGCAATGTCGCTTTTTGAAATAGAAATGCCAACAGTTGATACAGATGCTTCTCGGCAAAGAACAATTAAGTCAACGACAGAGCCACAGAAGATAATCTACGGCGAGGCGTTAGTGTCTGGCCCGATTTCATTTATCGGGTTAGCAGGAACTGATAACTCTGACTTGTATCAGACAATTGTTTTAGCAGGGCATGAGCTAACAGATATTACCGACATTCACATGGATGACGTTGTCATCACTGACGCTCAAATCAACAGCGGGTCTAATGCTGGGGGTAACGTAACTGCTGGGACGTTTGGGCCTAAAGAATCAACTACTATTTGTACAATTAACAAGTACTTAGGTCTTACTTCTCAAACAGCAGACAGCTTGCTCACTAATGCTTTTACAAATTACACATCCGCGCATCGCGGTGATGGTATTGCTTATCTATCAATGAAATGGGTCTTGAACGATGACTCGGCGGAGACTTGGGATAAATTTGCTCCATCAAATGTTAAAGCATTAGTAAAAGGCAAGCCTGTTTATGACCCACGGCTAGATACTGGTGCGCCAAACTACAATCCGCTAAATCAGCTTTTCATCACATACAACGCAACCTCTGGAAGCTATGTCGGCCAAGGTCAGAACCCTTCTCTAGTATTGGCTGATTACTTGATCTCTGATCTTGGAATGGGAATAAGCCCGTCCAAGATTGATTGGAGTTCATTTATAACTGCTGCTAACGGGTGTGATGCATCTGTGTCTGTTCCTGGCGGCACGGAAAAACGCTTTACTTGCAACGGTGTATTGTTTGCGACTGACTCACACCAGAAAAATATAAACAAGATTCTGTCTTCAATGAACGGGAACCTTGTTTACAGCAACGGAAAGTACATTGTTCACGCTGGGATCTATGAGGCTCATAGCGAGTCATTAAACGAAGATGACCTGATTGGAGCAATCTCAATCAAGACTTCTTTGGAGCGATCAGACCGATTTAACACCATTAAAGGTCTTTTTGTTGACCCTGCTCAGAATCACAAGTCTAGCGAGTTCCCTAAAGTTCAGTTGACTGACGCTGTTACTAGGGATAACGATGAGGTTCTGGAAAAAGAAGTCCAGTATCCCATGACAAACTCAAGCTACATGGCTCAGAGACTGTCACACAAGCTAATTCAGTTAAGCGATCAACAGAAGGTCATCACCTTCCCAGCAAACCTCTCAGCGTTAAGGATTACTGCTGGTGATCGTGTTCAAGTCTCCATTGAGGAATTAAACTGGACAAACAAAATATTTCAGTGTGCTGGCTGGACGTTCTCAGAAGAAGGCGGAGTTAACCTTACACTTAGAGAGGATTCATGGACTTCATACGCTGACCCTGCTGTTAATCAGTATTCCACGGTTACCGCTACAGGTGATATCACAGATGCGTTTAGAGGCGTCCCAAGCCCTTCTGGATTGCGCGCTGCATCTGGCGAGAAGAAAGTATTTTTAAACTGGGTTAATCCTGGCAAGCCTTCTGATTTTGGCACTATTGAAATATATGCCTCGGCATCCAATAACATCGCCAACGCCGTCAAGATCGGCGAAACGGACGGCACTCAATTTGTCCATGACGGCAATAACGCAGCAGATCAAATAGCGGTAGGCAATACCCGTGTCTACTGGGTTAGATCAAAAAAGAATGTTGGCACTGATTCAAGTGCTGTGTCTGTATATCAGCCCAACAGCTCAACCGGCGTAGGCCCTGTCACTGTCCTTGCGACTCTGGTTGATTGGGACAATGTGGCAAACCCAACCATCGGGATTGATATCAACAACGATACGATCTCAATCAATACCGGCGTTGCGAACACAACGACAGGCCAAACCGTAGCGACAAGCGGTATAGAGGCCGGGACGACCGTCACCCAGGGCGGTATTACCATGAACCAGGGCGGATCTATCAAGGGCGGTCAAAGTGCATACAACAGCGGCACAGGTTTTTTCCTTGGATATGACACAAACGCTTATAAATTCAGCATCGGCAATTCCAGCACTGAGGCGCTGACTTTTGACGGCACCAACCTGGCAGTGACCGGAACTGTAAACGCATCCGCTGGAGACTTCACGGGTGACGTTAGCACTGATTCTAAGTTTATTGCTGGATTAGGAAACGCAACAACGGTTATTGACGGCAATGATTCTGCTGAATACAGGATAT